GGCGGGTCAGCATAAATTATTTGATACTTTTTGTCTGTGTTGTAAATGTCTACTTTCACTCGCCCACCACCTTTTCGGCAAGGGCTTTCCGTATGCGCTCGTTTGCTATGTCGCAGTAGTGCTTGTCCAGTTCAAACCCGATGTAGTTTCGGTTCGTATTGATACATGCGATTGCGGTCGTGCCGGAACCCATGAATGGGTCGAGGATGGTGGCATTTTCTTGTGCAAACTCGTTTATCAGTATTTGCACCAACTCTGACGGTTTTTGCGTAGGGTGGTACCTTTTGTCCTTGCTGTCTGTGATAAAACCTTGCTGTTTAAACACTATTTTTTTAAGTGGCTTTTTGAATGTGGTGTAAATTAGTTCGCCATCAGCAAACGGATTTTGAAACGCTATGTCGCCCTTTTTGTCCCAAAATATCCAGCACTTAGATGGTGGCAACATATGCGAAAAGTAATTCCCCCCGAAAATAATTAGGTTTTTTGATACGCGAAACATTTCATCGAATATTTCTTTTTGCGGGATTTCGGAATCCCATCCACCCGCATATCGTCTGTTTTTTGCTGTTCCGAAACCATTCGTTCCCTTGTCGGCTTTTTTTCCGTACGGAGGGTCTGTGATAATTAAATCGATGCTTTTGTCCGGCATCCTTTTCATCCCCTCCAAACAATCCTCGTTGTAAATCCTGTTTAATTCAATCATTTCGTCATAGTCCTTTCTCGTCAGAAAGGCTGCCGGCAATTAAAGCGCTGCCTATGACTTTTAATTATTTATAAACTTAATCGGCACCCCTTTAGCCTTTGCGTAGCCATACTCCATGTTGCAACCTCGGCTGTTCTCCCATCCAGCGCAGAGCCACAGCTCGTCACAGCGGCTTAAAGCCTCAAAGCAATGCTCCATGCCGTCCATGTAGCTAAGTTGGCTGTAGAAGAATCCTGTGGCGTGTAGCGGCGAATAAAACGAGCAGTCCTGATGCTTGTGTATCAAGCCTTTGATTATCTGCTCTACCTTTTCGACGTTGGCGAGGTCGCCGCCGTAAGGGTGGGCGAGATATATTAGCTTCATGGCTTGCCCTCCTTCAGCGCGGCTTCGGCGGCGGCGCGGGTGAGAAAGACGGTTTTGCCAAAACACATGCTCTGCATAAAGGATGCTATTGTCATAAGGGACGCTTCTTTTACTCGGCGTATTCTCTGCGTGATTACGCTATCACAGGATTCTTCGCAACCTTGACACGAATATTCGCTGTATTCTTCGCCGTGTGCGGTGCATTTGCTTCTCGCTCTTTCGATGCTCCATAGGTCGCTACCCACCTTGCACGGCAGCACCACCAGCCGCCCCTGTTCTTCTGCGTCCTCGTAGGCGGCGAGGCGTTTAAGCACATCGTCTGGTACATATCCAGTCGCGCCCCTATTCTGCCCCGTGAGGTATATCCCGTGATTTCTGGTTCTATCAGTCAACCTATCCATGCTCTACCTCCAATCGCTTGCCGCACATCGGGCAGTAGAAAATATTAAATATCGCGGCATCCCGTGATGTATCAACAGATAGCGCATAGCGGTTTTCAGCGTCTATGATTTTGGCCGTTCCTTCGTCAAACACTTCTCTGATGCGGTGGCGTTCATCATTGCAGAATACGCACCCTTTAGACGTTCTCTTCGTTAATCTCTCCATACTCATTCTCCTTTCGGCGGCTCCTTGCGCTCGCCGTATGAGCAGAAGTCGTCGTCCGTTATCTCCATGCCGCTTGCTGGGCAGATTGTGTATCCCTTGCAGTTCACTTTTGCCAGCTCGCGGTATCGGCACTCCCCACACCGCACCACAGGAACAGCTTTAACTTCGGGGGCGGTATCAATTATGTGCAAAGCGTCCCCGCGTGAATAACAGTTAGGTTTTCTAATTATCCGTGCCCATGCGTCAAGTTCGGTTTTTAGCTTGTCAGCGTCAATCAGCCTCATTGTGTTCCTCCAATCTTGCCACAACTTCCGCTTCAAGCCTTGCAAGCGTCTTTTCGCGCTCAACACTTTCACAGGCAAGTTTGATGATTTCTTTCAATAGGTCCTCTATCGCCCTGTCGCGCTCCTGCTCTGCCTTCGCTGCTCTGGCGGTCAGCGCGGCAAGATCGGCTTTCAGCGTCGCTATCTCGGCTCTGGCTAACATCAGATCCGTTTCAATATCGGTCATAGTGCTCCTTTCTGGCATTCCGGGCAAACATCCTCCCAGACGTCATTTACCTTTTGGCTTTTCCATCCCGCTTCTTTTTTGGCCTCTACAGCGGCGTAAAAGTCAAACTCTTTGGGTAATTCCGCGCCGCATATGTCGCAGGTCGGTATGTATCCATGTCGGTTGTCAATCATTCAGTGCTCCTTTCTGTTATCTCAATTTCCGCTCTTGGGTTTTCCTTGTCGTACCGCACCGCTGAGCCGTCATGGCTTACCACTATCTCCGCACAGTCATCTTTCAGCACGCCGTACTTCACCAAAATGTCACAGGTCGCGGCGAGCAGGTTGCCTAAGTCAACCTTCCTATGCGTTTTCATGTAGTAAACGCACTTGACATTCACGGGGTAGTCAATCCCTAACCCCTTGCCCCTCAGAAACCAGCCGCAATCCTTTTCGTACCGCGCATATGCGCTCGAAGGTGCAATAAAACTGCGGTTACCGGCGCGGAGAATGCGTTGACTGTTCTTCTTCGTCCGGGGGTCGCCGGGTATTGTCAATGTCATGCCGTGCCTCCCACAAATAAGCTCTGTTGCGCCCTGTGCGCCTCTAAGCGGTCGGTTGCGGCTTGCCAGTAGTCTTTGTCAATCTCAAAGCCGATGAAGTCATAGCCGAGCTTGTGACAGGCAATAAGGGAAGATGCAGAGCCAACATGTGTGTCAAGTATCTTGTCGCCGGGTTTTGCGTAGTTGTTTAGTAACCACTCGTAGAGGGCAACGGGCTTTTGCGTGGGGTGGATTTTACCTTCTTGCAATGCTTTCGCCCTTGAATAATCAAAGAACCTTGCCGCCTTTTTGAAGCTTGTCCATGCCATTTCGCCATCGGCTAAAGAAAAATCTCTTTGCCCTTTATCCCAAATTATGAAGCACGAAAAGTCTTTTGGTATTTTGCTAATAAAATGATTCGCTCCCCATATGATTTGATTTTGAGACACTCTGAACAATTCTCTAAAGTACGCTTTATCAGGACTTTCGTTATCCCAATGCTTTATACCGTAATCTTTCCAGCCGTTGTGGGGCTTTTCTTTTCCTGCCCCTATCCCATACGGAGGGTCAACAATCGCCAGCTCGAAATACTTGTCAGGGAATTGCGCCATGCCGTCCATGCAATCCATGTTGTATAATTTGTTCAGTTCTAGGCTCACCGTATCCTCCAATTCTGCTTGCCGTCCAGCATCAACAGATACTCGCCCGACATTTCACATATCCTGCCGCCGATAGCTTCGCTGATTCCCAACAATAGTGTCATGTCGGCCCCCTCCACTTCTGTACGATTCTGCCCGGCCCGGCGTAAAAACACAGCGTACACTTGCCCGTGCCTTTATGGCGATTCTTTGCGATGATGCAATCCAGCTCCTCTCCATCTCCGGGGCGATGCAAGAATATGATGCCGTCAGCGTCCTGCTCTATTGCGCCAGAATCGCGAAGGTCGCTCATTATCGGGCGTTTGTCTTTTCTCGCCTCGGATTCGCGGTTGAGCTGTGCCAGACAAAGAATAGGAATGTTGAGCTGCATCGCGAGTAACTTCAGCGATCTGCTTGTTTCGGTCACTTGCTCATACAGCTTTTTCCCTCTGTCGGGGTTGGTGATAAGTCCGAGATAGTCAACCACGATCAGCCGACATCCTTTTACCTGACGAGCCAGAAAACCGATCTGTGCCACAGTCGCTCCCGGTTTGCGCTTGAAATAGAACGGGCGGCTTCCTGTCTCCGCTGACGAACTCACCAACCGCTTGTACTCGTCATCCGTCAGTTCTCCGTGCAGCACCTTGCTGTAATCCAATCCAGAGTGTATCGCCACCCTCCGCGCTGTTACTTGCTTAATCGACATTTCAAGCGATACGAACAGTATTGGTTGACGCCTGGCTACGTTTTCTGCAATGTTTATTGCTAAAGTCGTTTTTCCTACGCCCGGACGGGCGGCGAGTATGTAAAACCCTTGCGAAACAAACCCGCCCAGAATGTTGTCAATGTCGCTGTATCCAGTCTTGAGTGTCGGTTGTACTCTCCCTCTCGTCACTTCCTCTCTGTAAGCCAGGAATTCATTCATCGCCTCCGCGCCGGTGATTAGTTCAGCGTTGCTTTCCCGTTCAGCCGTCTTTTCCGCCTCGCTCTTGAGCCAGCCGCACACCTCCACAGCAGACAACCCGTTGTCCAGTTGCTCAAGCGTCTGATTCGCCAATTCACGCAGCCGGTAACCCATTGATTGCTTGGTTAAAAGTTCACAATACTTCTCAATGTTCGCTGCTGTCGGGCATAAATCCATGTACTGCACAAGCGTTTCGGCGGGGATCTCTACCCCTTGCTCTTTCGTCCTCGCGCTGATTGTTAGCGGATCAATTACAGCGCCCTCGTCATAAAGCGATAGAGCGGCTATATATATGGCTTGTCCGATTGCGCTTTGAAAATCATCAGCGGTAAGGTGAGCGAGGACAATCGGCATTACAGCATCGCCGTCGATCAATATTGAGCCGATTACTCCGGTTTCAGGTGTCATCGTCTACCTCCACAGCGTAGAGCTGCCCGTCGCGCTCGATCAGCTTGTGTTTTTTTTGTGAAGGCTGTTCTTCGTCGGCTTCGTCTTCCCATCGCCGCCCGTTGAGCCACGTCGCAGGGTAAGGTATGTAACGCCCGTTATCGCGCTGCCATTCCTCTGATTCTATTTGTCTGGCGAGGGCGGTGAGCATCGTGTTGAACAGATCCTCGTTTGGGGCTAGTTTGGTGTAGGCTTTTAGAGCAGCTTGTTTAGCTACTTTGCGAGGATAGTTAGTCCAAAATGCATCAAATGATGAGCATATATTATTATCTATATCTCTTTCTTCTTCTGTTGCGTTACGTAACGTTACTGTAACGTTACCTGTAACGTTACATGGTAATTTCTGCTTTTGTTTTTCTCGGTAAGCCGCCACTCTTTGCCTTGTTTGCTCTCGTATTTTTTCAAGCGTTTCAAGGTTTTGATACTTTTCCCATGAGGGTAATAGCAGAAAATCATCGACTATTTCAATCATGCCGAATTTCTCAAAAGTGGCGAGCGCAAGCCTGACTGTTGATAGCGGTCTGTCAAACTGAGCGGCAAGCATATCGTCTGTGTACGGAACCTCGCGTGTGAGGTAGATTAGGCCGCTGTCGTTTATCGTTCCTGCCAGACAAAGAAGTTTGAGCCATATAACTATGATGCTGTCACCCTCTGGCATTTTCTCTATTTGCTTTATTTTGCGGTTTGCAAATATATCGGTCGCAAGTTTTATCCATTTGATTTCTGCCACTCACTCACCTACTTTCTGCTGCCTAAAACGGAAGGCCTGTATCAAACGGTTCCTCGTTATATGATTCAGACTGCACAGCTTTCCCAGTTACAAATTTAAGTGGTAAGTAAGCACCGCAGCCAGCGGACACGCACGACATAACATCGGCGCTTACATAAAAGTTGGGCGTTACGGTTGTCCCGATTGCTTTGCCTTTTACTGTATCGCAAAACACCTTTTGCATAGTGGTTAGCTGCACATCTAACGGAATCTGGAAAAGGTACGGTTTCGTTTGATTTGGATGAGAAACAAAAACAAGGTTATAAATTTTCATCTTTTGTCCTTTCTGTACACAAGGTCGGCCTCGTCCCAATCGGGATAGCACTTCATCAAGTACGCTCTGATTTCAATGCCCAGCTCCCGCCGTGCAAAGCCCTGGTCGTATGCCATATGACAGCTTGGGCACAGCGTGATAATGTTTTTCTCAATGCCCAGCCCGCCCTGCGAACGGGGTATGTAGTGCGCGTCGGGGCTGCCGGGGCGGTGGCAGAGGATACACCGCCCGTCACGTTCATACACGCGCCGCTTAACGTCAGGGCTGATCTGTAATGCTTTGGTGCGTCTGTGCATCGTCAACATCCCTTTCTGGCTTTTTGACTCGGGAAGCCTAACCTAACAGTCAAAAGGGAGGTCATCATCCGGCCCGATTTCGGAGAAGTCTGTTTCTGCCGCTTTGGGTGGAGGCGAATACGACGAGCCTTCCTCGCGCTTTGAATCACCGAAATACACATTGTCCGCAACGACCTCGGCGCTGACTCTCTTGCTGCCGTCCTTCTCCCATTGCCGCATCTGTAGTCTGCCCTCGACAATCGCCATGCGACCTTTTGCCAAATACTTACCGACAAACTCGGCGGTATTTCTCCATGCGACAATGTTTATAAAATCTGTTTGTTTCTCGCCGCCCTCTTTGAAATCGCGGTCAACGGCGATTGTGAAGGACGTGACGGATACGCCGGATTGAGTTGTGCGAAGTTCGGGGTCACGGGTCAATCTCCCCATGAGGATAATTTTGTTAAGGCTCATTTTTGCCCTCCCATTGTTTTAATAACGCTTGGATTTCTTCTTCCGGCCTGGTTTCAATATCTAACGCTCGGCAGTCCTCGACAAGCGAATCTATCAGTCTGGACATTTGCGCCGTGTCGTAGGTAGAAGAACCGTAGTAAAGGATTACATTTGTGCAGCCGGGGATTTTAGATTTGGCGGTTTCGGTCTGCCAGCCGATATGCCCCTTGCCCCATGACTCACAGAGCTTCTTGACAGCTTTATCAGGGACGCAAACGATGTCCGACACTCCCCCAATTTTCCGTATGGTTTCGCGGTAAATCTCGTCAGCGGGGATTCTGGTTGCTTCTGCCAGCCGATTTAAAAGCACCCATGCATAGGCGTTCGCGTCGTCGCTCCTTTTGTTCCTGGCTTTCTTAATTTCATATTCGCCCGGCTTGAAACCATAAGCGAACTTCCTACCGTCGAGGGCGGGAACCTTGAGGATTAACTCGCCGCCCTCGTAACGTGCAGACTCGATTCTCATGCCAACGGGTCGAAAAGTTCTTCTTGTTCGGCCTCTATAGCAACCGGCTGCTGAATAGGTGTCTCGTCCAGCGGAACAGGGACATCGGATTCTTCGATGCTGTACATGCCCTGCAAATCCTCCGGGAATGCTTCACGCAACGCCTGAACAAGCGCAACTTTGCGAATCATTGTCGCGGGTTTTGACGCCCAATTGGACATGGGCTTGCCGTCTTTCGTCTGGCAGTATTCCGCAAAAGAAGCAGTTGTTTCAATCGGCGTGGCGTATCCCTTGATGTGGATTTTAGCCCAGCCTCCGACAAGATTTTCACCCCCAAGAACAAGTGTACCGACGCGATAATCCAAATTGCCGGTTTCTTCGTCCTGGACTATAACACCAGCCTCAAACCCGGCGTAATCCTTGTTTCGCCTTGCCCTTTTCGTGAAAACTTCCTTGCCGGTGACGATTGTCGCGGGTGAGCTGCCGTACTTAATCAGATACGCCTCGCGGAGAAATGGGTTAAGCCGTTGAGCTTTACAGAGATTCAGGAACATAACGACCTCTTGATCTGAAACATTGCCGTTGCCGTTGACGAGGTATGACCGGATAATCTTCGGGCTGAGCTTAACTGATGTTCCGTTGCTGTCATATTCAACAATGGAATCCTCAAACTTTTTTGTAAGGCTGTTGTTAACCGCCATCTTAAATTCCTCCATATGTTATTCCGTGCTTCTCGGTCAGCGCCCTCATGTCGCTTCGGAAAGCCTCGGTTGTGTCGTAGAAAATGACCTTGATCGTCTTGGTGGGTTCAATATAGACCGGCTCATAAACAGGCGGCGCAACATAAACCGGTCCCTGCTCAGGCTCGGCAACGGCGGCTTTTGCAGCAATCTCGGCTGCCTCTTGCTCGGCCGCCTTTTTCTGCTTGTATGCCTCTTGCTCGGCCTTGATCGTTTCTTGACGTGTCTTTTCGGCCAGAGCCGCGGATAGGTCGAGAGTGCGGAGATAAACGTCTTTTATCTGGACTTCAAACTCGCTCTTGAGGTCTGATATAGTTTGCAAGTCTGCCGTTGTGCGCGTTATGAGCGCGTCTATCTCTTCCTGAACGGCGTTTATCTTGACGGTAGCGTTTAGCCACTTATCGCTAAAAATCCTCTCAAGCGGCAACAGGGGCGCGAGATCGCCTATGTGCGCCTCGTAGTATTCTGTGATCTCGGCCTTCTTCTCGTCTTTCTTTGCTTGCTCATATCTCTTGACTTGACCGTCAATTTCAAGGATGGGCTTGTCTACTAAGGCCGTAAGCTCCTTGATTTTCTTCTCAAATGCCTCATAAGGCGCGAGGCATTGCTTTTTCACTTCCTTGCGCTTGGCCTCTAAAGCCTCTTTGAATTTGTTAAGCGTTGCTCGGTCAGACTTCGCGTCCTTGATGCTATCGTCTGAGTAAACAAGTCCTTGATATTTTGCAAGCGCTGAGGTAATTTCTTGCTTTAATTCGTCAAAATTAAAGTCTATGGTTTTGACAAACTGATCGTCCGTGGGTTTGTAAATTACAAGTTCCATATTCATCCTTTCATAATTGGGGTAATATTTGATTTGGGCGTTTATCGGTTTCAACGCTTGTCCAGAACCGCTTTTCCCGCTCTGCCAGCCATTTAATATCTTCCAGAGCGTCGGCTCGTTCTATGTGATAATGCCGAATTGTTGCTTGCTTTGCTCCGTTTCGGTCGGTGTGCTTTATTCGGGCTTTGAGAATTGCAAAATCATATCCGGTTGCTAAAAGCTGGTGAACGATCTGTATGTAATAATGCTGCGGGATTTTCCCGTCCCATTCAGCCCATTGGTTTGAGCGCATGATTTCGGTGGTTTTGATCTCCAATATTCCGTGGCGGCCATCGTAAAGCTCTCCGTCAAGTGTTGCGAACGCAAACGGGCAATCGGGGTTATTTCGAATCATGCCGTACTGGTCGTATGTAACGACGTATTGAGGGAAGTCCAGAGCAAATAGTTCTCTTATGTGCTGTTCGGCTTCGTTGCCGTATTTGACATACGATTTATCGGAAATATCTTGCGGTTTGCGCCTGCCAGTTTTCTCTTCCCAGAGTTCGACATTTGACTTATAAGGGCTTAGCCCAACAACCGCCGCCGCATCAGAGCCGCCAATTCCTTTTAGCCGCGATTGCAGCCATTCTTCGTGTGTTATGCTTTAGCCCCCTCCATCGCCTCAATTGCCGCCTTAATCAGCGGCGCGTCGCGACGTTCTAGCTCCGCTGTGCCGAACATCATCAACTGGTTCAGCGTTGTTTTTAAGAGGTTCAGCGCCCATTCTCTTTCTTTCATACTGCTCCTTTCTAACCGTTCTATCCGTTCTAACACTTGCTCGTCCGATTGGAATAGCCACTCAGCGTCGTTGTACTCACGCTCAATCGGCTCGGCGGGCGGGTCGGGGTTGTCGATTAGGCCAATCATCCTATCCTCGCTTTCGTGACCGCTATGGGGAACGGCTCAATCTCACTTGCCCAGACGGCTTGCCCTCCAAGTTCTTGCCATATCAACGGGAAGCCGCCGATACCGTCGAACAGGCTGCCGAGCGTTTTACTCCCTGTCTGTCGAATGCGTGAGAGCACGAAGCGCCAGGGCGGTAATGCTATGCTATTGCCTAACGCTTTGTACCGGGCACTGTCAGCGGGTTCGGAGCGTAACCATTTGATAATCTGCTTGTCCGAATGGTGCTTGACACCCTGCATATCGTCCCACTCGTCCCACACTTTACGCCAGAACACTAAATCTTCTGCGGTTACTTCGGCTTGCGGCGGTATGTTAGTCCAGTTGTCCGGGAAGCCTTGTAAACGCTCCGCTTCTAACGGTGTCAAGCGTCTAACAGTCTGATATTGCCTAACCGTGTTTTGAAGATTAAGGCTCATGCCGCCTGTTGACTTTGCTTGAAGCGTTCCGTTTATGTCGGGGTTCTCCGTACCGTTCCTGCAATCCACGGCGGCAACCAGGTCGGTAGGGCTTTTGTATTGCCTGGCTGATTGTGTGCTGGCAACCTGGCTCTCTTTTAGTTCGTCTGTGCGTTGGTATGCGTATGTAACAACCCCCGTATAGTCTGTCACGCTGTTCTGGTGGTCGCCCGTCTTTGTCGGGGCGATTGAGCCGCCACCATTGCCTCGTGCGTCATAGATCGCCGGATATCCCTGCCCCGCTTGACCGCCGCCAGTAGATAGGCTCATATGTTTTTCTGGCATTAGAAACGATTCACCGTTGCCCTTACTCACCAATCCATGCACTACCGCCATCCCACCCTGATTCTTACTGGGGTCGGGGTTCGTTGTGTCGATACACTTCGCAATCTCAACCTGCCGGCATCCGCTGTGCGGGTTAGAGGATTTCATGCTGTTGGAGGATAGGCTGTCGAAGGAAAACACCACCGGAACCTGCGCCGTTCCGCTCGGTGCGCCCTTGATGGTGGGCGACACTTCCTCTTGATAGCCGATTGTTTGTGCGGCGGGCGACGCGCCCTGACAGAAACCGGCAACATACGTTTGCTGTTTCATACCCGGCTCGGCTGCTAATGCCCCCGCTTTATCGCCGAGGTCGCGCACCTCGTCCCGTTGGTTCTGGGTAAAGGCAACGATATTCTGCCCTCTGTCAATACAAGGCGAGCTGTCATGCCGCGCCGTCAGGGAACGGGCAACGTCGGGATAAAATACCGCCTGTCTGTTCTGGCCTCCGTTGCTGTTCGCTTGTAGCGTCGGCCATTTACCGTCAGCGTCATAGATTCGGGCAGTCTGCGGCAGAAATGGGGTCAGGCTCCCGCTTGTAGTTCCAACGCCTCTTTCAGCATCGGCGGTAACTCCTTCCCTCTCCGTTCCGCTCTCCGCAAAATGCCCAGACACGCTGTCGGACTTAAAAAGTATTTCGGGTGCGGATTGTCCTCCAAAATCTGCGACAAGCGCGATTCGACGTCTACGCTGGGGGACTCCCCAAAACTGTGCATCGAATACTCGCCAAGCAATGCTCCACCCATCTCCCATGATGGCTCCGCTAGTAGTCCATTCACCCTTGTCAGGTCGAGGAATAGCGGCGGTTTCGTCTGCGATTTTCGCCGTTTCTTCGAGGACGATTCGGAAGTCCTCGCCTTTGTTGGAACTAAACGCTCCGGGGACGTTTTCCCACACCATGAATCTAGGTCGAATAGGCTGATTTGCCCCACAAAATCCGTGTTGTGCGATTCTGCCCTCAATGGTGGTTGCACCTCCTTTTCCACAATCGGTGCTGACTGCATTTGTATGCCGTAGCTTATCTGCATCTCGCATCTCCTTAATAATTCTGATTTGTTCCATAAACAGCCCTGACCGTTCGCCTTGCAACCCAGCACGCTTTCCAGCAACCGAAAGGTCCTGGCACGGGCTACCGCCTGTAATTACATCGACTGGCTCAATTTCTGCGCCGTTTATCTTGCATATATCGCCCAGATGCGTCATGTGTTCACAAGCTCCTCCGCACACTTCCGGCATATCATTGCGGCGTGGTGTATAAGCAATTCTTGGTCGTTGCCGCAATGGGCGCAGCAGCTTTTTACAGGCGTGAGCAAAATGCCGTACTCGCTCGTGACCTCTAAGCGGTCGCCCGGCTGAATGTTGTACTCGCGGCGCAGGTGTACCGGGATGCACACCCTGCCGAGTTTGTCAACTGGTATGGTTAACATGATTCTCCTTTCAAAATATCAGCCGCCCGAACAGGCACAGCGCCAAGATCAGCCCTGATGCCAGCCCGTAGGCCATCTGTTTAAGCGTGGTCATACCGCTTTCACCCTCCGTAAATTGTTCCCGCCGCACTGACAATGCGTGTCGTCGCTGTCTGCGGCGCTGTAGAACGTGCGCCCACAGTCGGGGCAGTAGTAGTACATCAGTCCCTCCTAAACTTTGTAGCCCGCCGCCTTGAGCCGCAGCGGATAATTCGTTCTTCCGTTTTGTCCCCTCCTTTCTAAGAAAGCCGGTTCGCTAACTCGGCAGGTGTTAAAAACGTCTTGTCACCGAAATACATTCTTTTGACAACCCTTCTATCTCTACCGCCCCACTTGGCGACGTCAGACACAGATAATAGGTTTTTGCTAGGGAAGGCCTTGAGGATTAGTTCTAGGTTGTTACGATAGTTTTCTTTCTCTCTGCTCACGGCAGCCCCTTTCTGGCAAATTATTACTAGCCACTAAATTCATATTTGTGCATAATTATACTTGCGTTGCGTTACTATTGTGTGCTATATTAGCGCTATATCGAATTACCAAACCCCCTGTCTATATAAATCTGCGCTTTTCGACTTATTGCGCGCAATTGTGCGGTACAACCACAATATGCGCCTATTTGTGCGGAAAGTCAAGCCAATTTGCACACAATAGTGCGTATTTTTGTTAATTTTGTCGGGAGTGTTAATTTTGGGCAATAATATTGGGCTACTTGCACAAATCCAAGGCGTTTCGGCGCATAAACTTTCAAAAGCAACGGGCGTGCCGGAGAGCACTATAAGGGCATGGCTTAAAGACCCGGAACGTAGCCCAAACCAAGATGCGCAAGTTCGGCTTGCGGAATACTTCGGGGTTACTATTGATTACCTAATGGGCATAGAAAAGCCCACCTCCAAAAACGAAGGTGGGCAAGATCCTTTATTGACTGAGTTGAATCAGCTTTTGTCTATTGCTCCTGAGTATGTAAAGCTAGCAGTGCGAGATCTTCTAAAAGGCCTCGAAAAGAACGAATAATCGACTCCTTCCCCTCACGAGTGAGTTCAACAAACATTGATCTAATTTCATCTGATAAATCATCTCTCGTTTCTTCCATCTCCTCGCTACCTCCTCGCTACATTATGTTACCTATTATTATACAGATATGTAGATTGTTATCAATGCATGGAACATAATTGAAATAATTATTGTGCAAAGTGATAAAGGTGATAATTATGTACCAAAGGCCAGACGGATTATATGAGAAACTTAAAATAATTAACGGTAAGAAGAAAGCTTTTCGCGGCCGTTCTCCTCGCGAAGTCGAAAACAAAATGATCGAGTATGCCGCCGAAATGAATCAAGGACGATTGTTTAAAGATGTGGCCGACGAGTGGGAGAGGGAGCACTTCAAGGAAATAGAGGAAAACACAAAAGCTTGCTATAAAAAACCCCTGTCAGACGTTAAAAGCGAATTCGATAACGACAGAATACGAAAAATAACCCCTTTGGAGATACAACAATATATCGCGCAATATGCCAAGCAAGGTCGCGCTCAACAGACCGTGAAGCTCAGGCTTACGGTTTTACGACAGATATTTGACTATGCCATAATACACGGGGACGTCACAATATCGCCCGTATCAGCCGTCAAGCTCCCCAAGGGGCTTAATAAAACGAAAAGGGAGAATCCGTCTGATATGGATATAAAAATTGTCAAAGAATCAGTCAATAAAGAATTCGGCTTGTTTGCTTATTTGCTTCTGTATACTGGGCTGAGAAGGGGGGAGGCACTCGCTCTTACAGATAACTCAATTGACAGAAATAATAAAACTATCTTCGTAAACAGCTCAATTGTGTGGGTCGATAACAAACCTACAATAAAAACTCCGAAAACGAACGCAGGAGTTCGATATGTCCCTTTGCTTGATACGCTGGCAGAGAAGTTGCCCGATGTAAAAGGATACCTGTTCGGAGGCAAATCACCACTCACGCAAAAAGAGTTCCGGGTTAAATGGGATAATTATAAAAAAGAAACCGGCATATCATTCACCCCTCACCAATTACGCCACGCATACGCCACGATGCTTTACGATGCCGACGTTGATTCTAAAGAGGCAATGGGCCTTTTGGGACATACAAAAGAGAGCGTGACAAGGGACGTTTATACACATATCGCAAAAACTAAGAGAGACAAAACGGCGCAGAAAATAAATGACTTTTTAAGAGATAGTGACACAGTAAAAACACAGTAAACCTCGCGCGCGTTGGGACACATGAGTTTTTATGCGACTGGAAATCGTGTAGGCCGCAAAACGGTCTCGAGAGTTCGAATCTCTCCATCTCCGCCAATTATGTTCGGAAATGCCCCGTAATGCTTGACGTTACAGGGTTTTTTCGTACCCGTTGAGTGATAATGCGCTTTGCACAACACGACATAGCGACGCATGGATGTACATAATGAGTGACACAGAATCGACACAGTAAAAAAAGTAGCCGGAGGCGTTAACCTCCGGCTCTTTCGTACCACTACCATCGATATTTTCCAAATGTGCTTTCTGCGTAACCCAGGGCAAGCCACATTGAGTATTTTTGGGCGTAGGTTTCCAGATGGGCTGACAAGTATTGATATACCTGATCCCGTTTGTCCTCGCCGCTCATGGCCCCGACTGCTGTGATAATGTCGATATAGGTTGCCGTGGGAATGTCGAGATCGCGCGCCGCCTTGTACTTCTTGTAAGCCTTTTCGTCCATCAACACGGACAGGGCTTTTTCTTTTTCGGATTCGCTCATGTTCGATTGAGCAATCACTTGATAGCGTTGAGAGTTTGATATTCCCGCTCGTCCTTCTGTTGGCTCAAGGTCGTCCAGCTTATTGGCTAAGTCGTACGCATTTTGTGCGGACAACCCTTGATTGAGGAACTCGTCATACTTGCCCTCTTGCGCCTTTGAGCCGAACGAGAATGAGAATGCTTCATCCAGAGCGGCTATCTGCTCATAATCGAACTGTCTCGCCCAATATACGAATTCCCGCCGTTTCTGTGTAGCGGTTAAGTTTTTGTTCGCATCGAGTTCGATGTATTTTTGGTGAGCGGACAGGTACTCGTCAAATGTCAAGCCGGTTTTCATGCACAGGTCAATGTCGGCTGCTCTGCTGTCGGACACAACGCTCTTGTACAATGCCGCCATGACCTTATCTCTGTAATTCAGAGTGGATAAATATTCAATGTATTCGGCTTGCTTTGTCATCCCCTGAGTATCGGCCTCAAATTTACGGAAGGTAGCAAAGTCTGCGCCGTCCTGCATTGCCTCAATGGTCTTGTTCCATGTCTTTGACGTGTAAATGATACCATTGTTGGAGGCGTACTCTCTCATGGCGAGGTCGTTCGCATAATCAACCGCATCGGCGAGTATATCCGCCCTGGTGTCCGGCGAGGCTTCCCGATAGGCTCTGGAATTGATTATTGTTTCTTGCAGTGTGGCTGTCAGTGTGCCGCGGGTAATCTGATATGTTCTTCGCTCATCGTCCGTGAGAGTATATTTCTGCCCGCCGAATCTAACGGTATATGGGGCGTTTCGGGCTGGGAACATGTCTACCCTGCCCGTTACATCGCGGACAAGTTCCAGCTCGTTTGTGACAGCCGCCGGTTCATAGATGCTTATCGAGCCGGGGAACATGAAAGCGTTAAGGGCGTTAAGCCAAGGATTCGGGTACGTTTTGGCTTCGCCGTATGGGGTCAGTTTTTCGGGTAAGGTCTGCCTCAAGCCAGGCAGAACAGATTTCACTTTATCGCCGAGCTGCTGCCACGGGTCCCGGCTGGAATATTGCTCGCGATAGTATTCGTCCGTTGCTTGGGCGAGTTGGCGAATAAGCGAAGAGATAAAGCCGGTAACTGAGTTCTGTCCTAGTTCGATTGCTATTTCCGCCACAAGAGAGAGGTCTGATTCTTCGTCGTGATACTTAATTGCGTTTGCGATTGAAGAAATCGTTTGCATCATCGAAAGATCACTGATCGCTAAATACAAACTGTCAATGGTGTTGTCTTTAAGCTTGCCGAGAAAGCTTTTGTTGGATTCATCCTGGGCTATAAGTGATCCGATTGTCATTATATAATTGATCGGTTCCAGATTGCCCACGTCTATCGCGACATCGCCAGGTTGCCACTCAGGGTCTTCACCGTTTATCCATCTTGAAATGCCCGTAATGTTAAGCTGTGCGCCTCTCATGCCCTCGGCAGATTTTTGGGCGGCAATATCTTTATTGTCTTCCTGGTCGTCACGCTTGAGCATACCTGACGCGGCAAGCGCGGCAAATGCAATTATTAGTCCTGTGCCTGTGGTTGCTCGCCCTATGGCGAGTGCTGCCCCCCGTTGGAATCCGGGGTTGTTCTTAGCACCGGCAAGCGCGACTATGGCCTTGACATAACCTAACGGAGAAAATTCGATTGCTCTGGTAATCAGTGCTCCCGGGACTTGCGCGTACTTCGTCACCAGATCGCCAACGCCAAATGTGTGTCTTTTGATCTTTTTATTTGCGCCGTCACCGGTGTCGCCGAATCCGATAACATTGAGCGCACCTTTGATTTCCCTCAGTATCTTTCCAATGATTGTATCGTCTTGGAACGACCTGTAAAGGGCTTCTTGTGTCGCCCATTCTGCGGCTTCTTCTTCGGTCATGTATCCTTTTTCGACATTGCGTGAAAGGCTTTCCATGACTTCGGCAAATACAGAACCCTTTAGGAATTCGTCTGTAACATTTAGCTCGTAGCCCATCACCTTCTCGAGGTTGGATAATGTGCGCTCTGCTAAATTCCCTATGCGCTTATATGTTCGCCTTGCACTTGTCCCGTATTTGGATTTGGTGCTGCTTACATCAACATCCAGAGATACTTCAACAGACGCTCGCCTGTAAGCATCTACCGCTCCGCGCCATTTGGCTTTGGACAGATAGGACTTCTGGAACCCCACCATCCTTTTGTGAGTAAATATACTCATTATGGCATCGGGAATAAGGGCGACATTGTTAGCGAACGAGGCCAGTGGGTCAAATAATTGGTTGGATAATATGTTTGTTGAACCGGTTCTTAGGTTAAGCAGTTGCGCTAGGGTCTGAACGATGGATAGTTTCCTTCCGAAGTCAACTTTCAGATAATCGGTGGAAATGTTCTCAAACTGTCGGAGCGCAAAGTCATAAAGATACTTAAAGTCCGTCATACCTTTCAGCCGGTTGAGAATCGTCCGGCTTACAGGGGTATTCCTGACTTTCGCCATCTTAACAATTACATCAACAAGCGAATCAATGTCGCCGTCCTGAACTAACTCAAGCTCATCCGCGAACTGAGCCATTGTGGCTAATATCTGGTCACTGGTAGTGTTGTTACGATTAATGCCAGTACGCTCGGATCCGGCATTGCCCTTCTTGGGCGTATCCCCAAGCGTATCAGCAGCTTTGACCAAAATGCCTTGTGGCGTTCGGGAGTACTTGGCAAACGCTTGTATGAACCGCCCGCCTTTTGTTCCTCTGGGGCGAATCAGTCTCGCCCATTCGCCAACTTTGGAGGAGTTTCCTGTTGTTCTGGCTTCTCGAGTATAATAGGCGAGTATGCCCATCGCGGTGTCCAAGTCCTCGCCAGACCAATCCGTATTATTTGTAAGGAATTCGATTTCTCCATCAAGGTCGGTATTTAAGCGTTCTTTGGCGGCGGTTATGCTCTCGCGCTCTGTGATGGGATCATATCCGAACAGCTCTTTTGCGAGCGATTCGTTTTGGCGTTCGGCTTCGTCGAATATGGTTATGTTCTCGAGCGTGTTCGTGCGGAATTTGGATATTTTTCTCTGTCTCTCCGCATCGCCCACAGCGAGTTCTGCGAAGAACGCCCCGAAGTCCATGTTTATCTGATCGGTTTCGTCAACAGAGTCGCTGTCAAGGCTATACAGGTTGACGATGTCTCCCGCTTTTAGCCCGTAGTCCTCCAGCCTGATCGGGCCGCCCTGCCTCTCCAGCGGTTCAACGCCGGCCTCCCTGCATATGGCGTTCGTTTCCTCGTCTGTCAGGATGCGATTGACTTTCATCGCTCCGCTGATTATCCACGGGACCGTATCGGGTCTGGGGTTCGTGCGATAGCGATAGTATCCGTCCACAGGGATCCGCGGCAACCCGGCATAGGCGTGGCGGAACTTTCCGCTTTCCGTGTAACCGTAGCTCATCGCCTCTTCCTGATAGTCGATGTCCATCGCGTACTCGCATTCGGCCCACACGAAGTTTGCAGGGAACAGTTCCTTTTTACCTGTCTCAGGATTGACTTTTGCAAACTGTGTCGCGTGTGGAATGTCTCCCAGGTGCCAGCCCGGTCTGTAAGCGAGTGTGCCTTTGCCTGTACTTGTGCCTTTACCGCCGGATCTTACCTGCGGTCTTCCGGTCTTTGACGGTTCTGCCAGTTCTCCTACGTCCGCGTCGAGCCATACTCCAACAGGGGTTCCCGCTCCGCCGGGATTCGCGACCATCGGCGGATAGAGCTGCCCGTCCTTCACCATGAATACCTTATACGCAATACCGGTCTTTTTCGGCGGTTCAGTCTCCCGGATTGAGTACCGCACATCGCTGTCGCTGAATTCCTCGGCTTCGCTTTCGGGTTCATCTATCATTTCTCTGATTTTTTCGATGTATCCCTCTTCAATAGACGAATCGTAGAACTGCTCAACAACAGACTCAAGCGCATCAGCAATAATAGCAGCATCTTGAACGGTTGGGGAAAAAGCGTTGACGTTCCGCGTTGCCTCATAGTATTCAGTCAAATCAACTTCGCTGTGATCCGCTTTGGTTTCAATATTTGAAGCGTATATGTTAAGCAGTTGCGCCTGTTCGGGCGATAGTTTCCTGGTAGCTTCCGCCACGGGAGGCCCGCGCACAGTAGGTTCTGCGGTCAGCTCGGACGCTACGCTCCGCGCTTCGGTCTGGTACTCGCTGGCAGTCGCGCCGTAAGCGTTGATTCCTGCATAAGCATCGGCGAGCATTTCCTCAACAATAGCGTCAATGTTGTCATAGACTCGGCCGTACACTCGGGCATACTTCTGAAGCATGGATTCCATTTCAGCCTGTGTGTGGGTCTTGAGGATTCTGATTGCGATGTCTTTGATTATTTTCGGGTTCGTCTTTTTGATGATATGAAATTCTTCGTGGTCAGCCACTTGCTGGACGGACACAGTGGGATGATCATAGCGAAGATAGACCGTGTTTCCCTTAACTGCGCCGCGGACGTTGAACACTTTCCCCTTCTCGGCGACTTCCATGTCGCCTGTGAAATATACGACCGCATAGCCCCGTGCCGAAAAATTGTCTGCTATTCCTTTTAACTCGTCGTTGAGTTCGGTAACAATGGAAATAGTCTTATTGTCGGTGCCGTTATCAAAACCTATTTCGCGAGAGCTGATAAGCGTTCCCGCAGTTTCTGGACTAACAACTTCTCCCGTGCCAGTTCTTCCGGCGTCGGCTCCCTCTGTTGGGACTGTTGCCACTGTTCCAGCTTCTCCGCCGGTATCCAGACTTCCATCCCGCTCTTGTCTTTCATCAAGTATCTCATTAACTGTTCCTCCGATATCAATACCGAGTTTTTCATTTATACGAGCTATTTCTTTTTGTGACGCCTCCAATGTGTGCTGCGCCGATTCAAACGCATTTAACGCATTCTCCGCGCCGGTACGCACATACTCGTTTCGCGCCCGTTTGACGTTCTTGGCGGCTTGTGAGGCGTTTGCGTATGCTGTGCCGAGAGAGATTATATCCTCGGTGATTCCGATTTTATTGGCGAGCGCGACAAGCTGGCGTTCGCTCATGCCCTCCGCGGACTGTCCCGTGAGTTTTTGGACGGTCTCGACAGGCAAAGATTTCATGACATCGCCGACAAATCTGTCTGTCCTTATTTCGGAAATTGTGGCCGCGCCACTGCCCATCAGGAAACCGGACGTCATCCCCTGTAGTCCCGATGTCAAAGGTTCTTCAACAAAAAACTTCAGGTTGGCCTCTTTGACGGCTTGAGAATGTGATTTGCCTTCATTCTCAAGCTGGGCGATGTATTTTTTATAATCCGAATCGTCGCCGTAATACGCTATGTCGGTAAGTGTCTGGGCGTATTGGTTTATGGTTTCTTCTGCGAATTCTATTCCGGCTTGTTTAGCCGCACTTTTAAGTAAACCAATGGCGGCATTTTTTGTGAGTCCTTTACCAACAGCATTGACCGTATCGAGCAAGTTGTCCAAAGGAAGTTTTTCGGTCAGCACTTCCAACGTGCCCAGAAGTGTCCCGTGCCCGAACGCCTGTGAAGCAGTTTTTCCGCTCATTAGCTGCTGGACGGCATCCGTTCCTGCGGCCTGTAAGCCCATTGCGGCAAGAGCAGACGGCCCGAATATTAAAACATTAGCAAGATTCTGGGCGATGCTGGCCCCTGTCTCTATAAAGAAGTTGGCTGCTTTGCTTCTGTCCTCGCTTTTTATCGCAGACACTTCGGAAGATGCTCTGACAGCCCCGATAGCCCCTTGACTCATATCTACATCTTTGCCTGTCAGAGCGGACAAGCCCACTTCGGCATAAGCGAACGGTGCGGCGGCCACTCCTCCGGCACGGGCAAGTATTTCCCCGCCAGGCATTTCCGTCATTTCGGTAATGAGGGACTGCGTTTGTAGCTCATTGAGCAAAGGTTTTAGGGCTTCAAAGTATGATTTGGCGGTCTGCCATTCGCCTTTTGAAGCAAGATAGAGTAATGTTTTCTTTTGCGTATCAGACAGTTTCTGCGCCTCTTGATTCGCTTCAAAATGTTTGTTTACGGTTCCGCCGCCAAGAGTGGTACCGCCTGTTAAAAGAGCAGGGTTAAAATGCCCGGTGATCGTATCAATAACATCCTGAAGATAATCGTCAGGTACTTTCTTTCTAGACGTATCGCTTGATGTTGACTCAAAATCCGGCCGAGAATACACGCTTTCCTCGGTCGAATAGACCTTGTTGGCGAACTTTATATCGTCCTCATACTTTTTAATAAGGTCTTCGTAGGCTTTGATTTTATTCTCGGTTTCTCTCTCTCTGCCTATATCAAGCGCACGGTTTCGGACGGCTGTGTTGTACCTTTCAATTTCCGAAAGGGTATAGTCTGCCATCTTAGTGTTGCCGAGCGACTTCCATTCGTCGTACTTATTCCATAAGTCATCAAGATTTCTTGTGATTGTTTCGGTGGAATATTGGTCGCGGATGGATTGAAGTGAGGACTGGTAATAGGAAAGCATGTTCTGGGCGGACTGAATCTTTGACGTTCTGTCGGTGACAATAAGTTGAGACTGAGTCGGCGCTTTTGCGGCCGAGGACACGGGATCATACGATTTCTTTGTGCGATACTCGTCGATTGCATTCCAGTCCAATTTTCTGTTATTCCTAAACTGGTCGATTGAATCCCAATTCAGTGCCATGTAGTACTCCTTATCAGCGGCTCGATCCTCCGCCGCTTTTTGTTGGTGTGCGCCAACTGCCCTGCCCTGGCTGTCTGCCCGCATCGTTAGCGAGTAGTCCATACTTGGTCAGATAAATAAGGGCTGTGTTATCGTCAATCAGGCCGTTCTCGTTTGCGCTCTTGATTGCACTGTAAAGCTGGTCGTCCCTTGTTTTTTGTGGGAGTGATTGAGAAAGTATTTGCGCTATATAGGTATCGAGTATAGCCGCGCCGTTCTGAGAGGTTGTGCTCTTATCTTCGCTCGGAGGGGGAGGAGTTTCATGTACGGGTGTTTCAGCCAGCGGACCTCCGCCGCCTCCGCCGCCTCCGCCGCCTCCGCTTCCGACTTTTGTCGCCTGAAGCGCGGATGTGTCGATTCCCAATGCTCTAAGCAGCGAGTAATCGCCGATTTCAGCCGCTGCGAACGCTCTTTCCCACGCCAGCGCGTCTTGCTGTGTGCCATAGCTGAGCGTGTCTGTGTATTGATTCCACGCCATGTTATCCCGCCGTAAGTTATAGTCGAGCGTATCGGTGTACTGCTTCCATGCCATGTTATCTTTCTGGAGATTGTAGTTGAGAGTGTCGGTGTGCTGTTGGTAGCCCATCTGATTTTCAACATTGGTCTGGGAAACATCTTGCAGATACTTGTAGTAATCAGTTTGTTCCATCTCGTTTGTCATTGACAATTTGTTGCCGAGCATGGAGAACTGTTGTAAATATTTGTTGTATGCCTGCTCGTACAGTTGCGGGATTTTATCAGCCAATTGGGCATTGTAATAGTTCTGCGCCTGTGTTGCCGCGGTGACAGCGTAAGAGGAAGGTGTTCCTCCTGTCATGGCGGCTGTCTGCCCCAGCGTGTCGGCAGTCGCCCTTTGCCCCTCCCGGACATATGTTTTCTTGTACGCATCGTACAAAGGGTCGTCGCGATGGTCATAATTGAACGGCCCGTAATTTGTGTACTGGTTGTACAATTCGTTCTGTATATCCGAGTATTGATTGGTGTATTCCGGGCGGGGAGCGAAAGTATAATCAGATGGCGAGCCGGATGAAACCATTGTCGGTGCATTTACCGGAAGGCTCGGCGGAACGCTCATCTGTGCGCCCGGATTTGTACGCAGAGCATTGGCTTGCTGATTCCACTTAGCTTTTTCTTCCGGGGTCTGCGCGGCATGCCAGTTCTTTTTGTACTGTAGTAGCTGCATGCCCGCCGCAGGGTTGCGTTGCGCCAGTGCCAGATCTTCTACAGAGAACTCCTGATACAGCCCGGCAGCACGGGCTGCTGATTCAAATTCAGCGTATGTCATAATTACCTCCTAGTTTGGAGAGCCGGATGTGTATTCCGTAGCTATTGCGTGTAGCTTCCATGAGCCTGTGCCGGAAAGTTTTATTCTGTAATGGTCGCATCTTCTGGGAATAACGGGTAAATAATAAGTGTACTTCTTAGCCGACGAAATGGTCTTGACGGTCATCCACGAACCAGAATCATACTTTATGTATGCCGTCACGGAAGCCCCGGAATCGAGTTCCAGTTTCAGCTGAATCTTGTGTACTCTGGTTTTCACCATATCGCTATAGTCACCGAATTCAACCGTGCTTGTGAACGCTCCTTCTGCGGTCACGCCTTCGGGTACGGATTCGGGGCTGATAAGCCACATCTTACCGTCCGAATCTATACAGTACAATCCGTTCTTATACCCAAAGAATGCCGCATGAAGCGAGTCCTCTTTGTGCCATAATCCTTTTTCAAGGTCAAACACATAAAAAGAGTAGTTAGTCCCGTGTTTCAGCGAAACGTAATATTTTAATCCATCGGAGCCGCCTACGGCTTCTGTGAAGGTTTCTCCTAACGGGCGGGATACTAACTCGGGTATCCCCCCCGAATAGGCCACGATCCCCGCTCTGGATTTATAGAACAACACATCGCCTACTATAGCCAATGACTTGGGGGAATCAACCCCCAATCCAACAGTGGACATTAGCTGATAATTTGACGGGCGATTACCGTAAAGTTTGAACACCTCATTCTCTTTGAAAAATGTCGGGTAACCAAGATACGAAATGCACGCCGTAAAGTCCCCGGCAGAGCCTACATCCACTTGATATGAATCCGTGGATAAACCGTCGAACACATTCCAATTGAACGGGTCGCCCAACTTGGAGGCATAAATCCTATCGCCTTTACAGCCGAACAAACGGTTGTTGCATTCGCATATGTAATCAATGTCGGGCATTTCGCGCTTGAGTGTTATCGCTCCGGATTCTGTGTATTTCCCGTCGGATCTATATACAGTACATTCCATAGTGATCTGCCCGTCGGAGAATGTGGCTGAATCGACTTTGTAATATTTCCTTCCGGTCTTGGTGCCGGATGTTTTGGGAAGGTCGATAAAATACTTCCCGACAACAGCGGTCGCGCCGCTGGAATCGTTCGTTATTGATGTGGTCTGATCGACGGTAAATATCCCTGTTGAGGAATTAAACGACCGTGAAGTCCCGACATAAAAAGTGTCGGAGGTTACTCTGTTTACTTTTTCCTGATTGGCATACTCGGTATAAGTTGTGGGAGAAACTATGAATGAATGTTCATAGAATCTCAATGTCTTTTTATCGTCGGACACTTCGCGGACGATTATTGAAATGTTATTCTCCGTGACCGAACAGCCGGATATGGCAACGGCATCCCCGGCGTTAAAAGGGAACGCCGAGCCGGATGTTGTAATCGTGTTCGCCTCCGCAGGAACTCCTGCGAATGTCCCGTCAGAAAAGGAGATTTGTCCGGATGTATAGGTTACATCAATATCCCCATAAGTGCCGTCGCTCTTTTTATAATACTTTTTGTCGGGAAGAATGACAATGTAATCATTTATCCCAACAATAGTTTTCTCCGTGTCTGTCAATGTCAGCCCTGTACTCTCGCCGTTTTTGTATAAGGTCGTTCCGTCCACATAGTACATATCGTCGTGGCAATAGAACCCGTTCGGTTTGGTCAGCGTGGCGGCGAGGTATCTCGGTTTGCGTGTCGAGATAATGGGATACTGGTCAGAAGTGAGGTTTTGCATGTCGTACAGTTCGTCGCTTCGGGCGTAAACATTATGGTTAAGTCCTCCGAATACGGACTGTACAGACTTCTTGATTCCTGACGGATATATCATGTTCGGTAACAATCAATCACCCCACTCCACGAACCCGTCAAGCGATTCCAGCTGGGCGGGTTTGATTGAATCCGGAGGCTTTATTCTGCGAGCGGTAATTTCGACTTCCACTTCGCCGAGTTCTTTTTTTTTCCGGTTGTACTCATTCAATTTTGACGGGTCGGCAAAAGTAAACGTGCCATTATCTTTCACCTTCAGATTGCCCCGCTCGTCTTTCTCGCCGTACTCTTTAGCGAGTTCTATTTCTTTTTGCGCGTAAAAGTCCGCGTGGGGCTGCAGGTCGCGTTTTAAGCACAGTAAAGAGTGTGCTGTAGCATAATCGCACTCTTTCTCCATAAGTTGCGTACAGGCTATGTACGCGTTAACACACTGTATCAGATACATGTTACACCGTGACCTTTCTCACTCCGCCATAATATATGCCGTCCGATGCGAAGCACCATCCGCCCGTCGGGTTGACCGTTCCGGGCATGATATACGCGTTCCCTATATAAACATAGCCCGACGCCTCCACCGACAGGTTGCCGGTTGAGAACAACTTGAGATTCGTAGAGGACCAGATATAGAACTTGTCCGATACGTGGTCAAACTCGATCTGCCCGTATTTATACGACAGGTATGAGTCGTAGAATCTGGCAAAGCCGCCGCCCATCTGCAGCGCCTGCAACCCGTTGTCGGATAAAAATGTGGCGCCCTCCACCGTGCCGCCGCTTATATAACAGCCTGTGATATTCACGCCCTGAATGTTCGCTGCCGTGATAGTTCCTGATGTTATCCTGCCGCCGTCTATCTGCGTCGTGCCGCCGCTGCCGAGACTGGATACGGTCACGTACCCGGTCAGGTTCAGCCGCTCTGCGCTGATAGTCCCCGTCGTTATCCTCGATCCGTCAATGTTGGTAGACCCGCCGCTGCCCAGACTGGATACTGTTACATACCCGCTCAAGTTGATCCGGTCGGCACTTATCTTTACCGTCCCGCCGTACTCGTTTACAGCCAGAATGATACTCGCCGCATTGACCTCTCCATCAACGCCGGTCACCGAGGCGAGCATGTCAAGCGTGGCGTAGTTTTCGGCCACATCCACCTGGAACTGAGATAGTGCAGAGCCTACTTGAGCAAGCGCGCTGAGAGTGGCATAGTCCTCGGCTACTTCTGCTTGAAACTGAACTAAGGACGCGCCGATGGCATTAATGCTCTCGTCAAGAGTTTGAAGTTTAAGGTCGATTCTTCCAGCCTCCAGCGAGAGCTGTGTGGACAGCCCTTCGGATAGGTTTTCAATTTGTGCGTATAGGGGTTGCGTGATATTCGATAAAGAAACCTCATTAAAGTTTTCCTCTCCAAGGTTTGATAGGGTGTATGTCAACTGTTCCTTGGAGAGGAATAAATAGTTGAGAATCTTTTTGATTACATTAGGGTCGTCCTCTTTTAATTTGGAGTACGCCCTGTCCATCAATGAGAATTCAAGAGGCATACCGCCGCCTCCTTTATTTTACGATTCCGGCCTCGACGAGTATTTTAGCCATCTGCGCTCTGGTAATGGGCTGATCAGGAGCGAACTTGCCGTCTCCGAGACCGACCATGATCCCTGCGTCCGAAACTTTGTCTATGTAATTGTACGCCCAGTGATTGCTCGGTACGTCCGTGAATTTCATGTTGTCCTCCAGATAATTAGTGTAGAAATAGCTGAAATCAACCCGTCCGCTGATACCGGACATTGTTCCACTGGAAGTGTACTGCCATGCGTCATGTTTATATTTGGGCGATGTGGATGAATATTTCGCCATCCAGATAGAACAGCCCATAGCGCGGAAAGCCTCGCCGTCGAGTCTTGAAGTAAACCACGATTCGGAGCAGTAAAGGCCGGGCGTGTATCCCGCGGCTTTGATTCCTCTGCAGAATGTCAATCCGTATTGCGTGAGGCGGGTTTTGTTGAGCTTGTCGAGCCGGTTGTCTGTAACACCGGGCGAAGCGTCCTCGCTGTCCAGATAAACCGGCAGGGTGATTTTGTACGGCTTCAGCAAGTTCAAAACATATCTGACTTCCTGTGTGGCCTCATCGTCGGAAACGGCTGTTGAGAACCAGTACACGCCAATGGGGATTTTGTACTTTGTCGCCCCGTCCATATTCGCCTTGAACTGTTTGTCGGTCACAAGCGTACCGGCGTTGCCATAGCCACGGTAGCCAATGCGTATGATAGCTGCATCAATCTTGACTTTCGACCAGTCAATTTTGCCTTGATTCTCAGAAACATCAATTACACTGTGCATTACTGTTCTCCTCTTGTAAGATTGGCCACTGCTATCTGTACTCTTGCGCTGCCCACGTTTTTGTCGTATTCGGATATCCCGGCGTACCGAGCCATTCTGATGTAGAGCTTGTTATACTTGATTCCCACATTGAGCGACTTCATCAAGGTGAACCCTATGGACAGGACATAACGGATGATTTTGTCCTCCGTTTCGTTAATCTCAATGTCAAGCTGCGTGCATATGTTATGAATATAATTAAGCCCGGCTTCGACTTTCCCTTCGGTATCTGTGTCCTCCGAAGACAGGATGCTTCCGTAAGTCAGCGCCTCGATTATGAGATTTATAACCAAAGAGAATTTACTCGCCGCCAGACTTGTCCCCTCTAATGCGGATTTAATTGCAATCACGATTGCGAGGGGAACGTTTATAAGGGTCAACCCAAACTTCTTTGTAAGGAAGATTGCCCCAGCTCCCCCGGCAAATACGGCCAGGCCTATCAGCGCGATATATAATGTATTCATAATTCCTCCTTATTAAGCACGATTCACCAGCCATATGAATATACACAGCATAGCGAAAAACTATCAAACAACGATCAAAAACGTAATCACATTTAATCGCCTTCCTCGGTCTGCCGGTTGAGTTTCGCCAACTGGGTGTTAACCTCAGCCATTGTAACCGACTTTAACGAGGCTGCCATATCACCTTTCTTAAGGTTCGCCGCACCGACGATCGCGTCGATCAGGGCGGAAGTTCCGGAATCTACTTTTATCAGGATCCATTTCAGGACTTTAAGAGCGTTGGCTTTTTTCTTCGCGCCGCACTTCATGCATTTCTGATATTTAACCTCCATCTTAGCTGTGACCCGTCCGACCAGCTTCACCTTGACGGGCTTGAGATGCAGGAAAAGCTCAACAACTGCGCCGAGAATCAAAAAAGCTGCCACATAGGAAAGTATGCTGTTCATAACGTCACCCACGCGTCAAAGGCGTATCCTTTACGGACATACGCACATGGCATGTAAAAATATCCGTTGTGGCCCCATTCCGGTCCGTATGAGTTGCGAACGATGAAATAATCCGTTTCCCCCGTATCGACGATTCCCAAGAAAGAATTGAGCAGGCTCTGAAGAAAACACGGCTTGTCCCGGAAATGCTCGTCATAACCAACAATTTTGATGGCGTGACCGCCCAAGAATGAGTCTCTGACGAGATTCGGAAGGGTCAGTATGCCGTTGCTTCCGACCTTCTCAAAATTTGAGTAGACCCTCATCCCGATCAGAACGCCGCGCCCGTATTGGGCCAGATAGTTCTTGATCTGAGTTACGTCGTCTATGCCGTCATCGTCAAACGTCCAGTACGAGCCGATTCTATATTTCGCCGCGTTTGTATCGGCCGCTGCCGGGGGCTTTGTCGCATACTTAGATATCCTGTACGGCCAGAGCGATTCCTCGCAGGTCCCTGTTTTATTCATGGCCCGCATAAGATCGCGCATCGTAGCCCCGGAATCCACCCCGATATTCCCGGCTAACTCGCGGGTTTTATAGTATAAGTACAGCTGCGAGAGATCAGTTTTCGTGCCGTGGTACTCCATCAGGGCCGCGGTTCCGGCAAACGCAGTACACGCCCCCAGATTACCCTGATCCCATATGGGCGGTTCGTTTGCCCGGAGATCAACCCTGTCCGGCCGCTTTTCCAGTCTCGCTACTTTTAGCTTATAATCTCGCTCGTCCGGTGCCTGAGGCAGCAGATTATATACACGTTTCATATAGCGCCCCCTATCGCGTGCCAGCGATGTGATCCAGGGCTTGAGCGTTCAAAAAGGCGTAATAACACTTTTTTGCGGCTACATAGGCCGTCAGTCCTTCATCTACTTCTCCGTTTGCTTTGCCGGTCTTGAGCGCAACGGCTGTCGCTCTCGATAAGTCAGCCGTGGCGGCTATCATTTGTAATTGGAGTAAATTCTCTTTTCTGCGTATTTCCTGCTGATGGTCATGCTTCTCCTCGCGGACCTTCTGTCGTTTGTTAAAACAAAACATGATGAGCGCGACCAATAAAGCGGGGAGAAACCTTGATGTAACGTCAAGTGCATAATTCATTCGTCTGCCTGCCTTCACTCAAACCACTTTAGGTTGTTTTTGATTCGCTCGTTATTCGGTTCGTATTCTAAAGCCTTGTGCGCCGCCTCAAGGGCGGCGGCTTTATCGCCGTTGTGCCAGTATGCGATAGATATCAGATCCCAGGGCAGCGCTCCCCAGGCGCTCGGCTCGCATATGTAACTCTCAACACGGTTCTTTATGGCGAGGGCCTTCCGTCCAAAATAGATCACCCCGTCCCAGTCTCCCAGATCGTGGGCGCACCGTTCCGCTTCTACCCAGGGTTCTCTTGTATGAGGGGCCTCGGCGCAGGCCCGGATGAACCACCTCATCGCCTCCTCGCGCCTGCCCAGCGCCGCCTCGCAGCGCCCGATAAACCTCATGGACGCGCATCGCTCGTCGGCCCACGTCGCAGAGGGAAGCGAGAGGTGTCTTTTGAGCGCTTCTATGGCTTTATCGTGCATCCCGTAGTACATGTACTCGCGACCAAGATAGTGCATGTTTCTGTCGTTATTGGGATCCTCCTTGACGGCAAGTTCCAGCAGGGGCAGGTAGGACGATCTGCTCTTGGACTCATCCGCGTAGTGGTGCAGTTCGGCTCCGTCCATGTAAACAGTGCTCCACGCCGTCTTGCCGTCAGTGCGTTCCAGTATCTCATGGACAGGGTGTTTCCACCGGAAGACGCCGGGCACATGGATTTTGTCGCGGATCATGGTAACCCCGTCGCTGTCGTCCGGGTTGTGATTCCACACATACCGGTATGTAACCTGTTCGGTTCCGGGAGTCCAGGCCTTTTCAAGCGCATATCGCCAACCGGGTGTCCAGACTTCGTCGAGATCTGTACAGACGCAGATGTCGGTATCGCTTGGGATAAGCTTCATGCTTTTGTTCCGGGCGACATCAAACCGCCACGGGGAGATTATTTTTACATCGACTATTGCGCCACCTGACAGCAATTTCTCAACTGTATCGTCCGTACTTCCGGTATCAAGGACGCAGATATAATCCGCCTCGCCCATCGAGTCGAGCCAGCGATTGACGAATTTAGATTCGTTCTTGGAGATAGCGTAAACGCAGACTTTCATTTACTTTTTACCCGCTTCTCCAGTGCGGCTTTTTCTGTCTCCAGCTCGGTCACACGCTTTCTCAGAACCTCGGTTTCTGTGGGTTTGGACATATAAACCGTAACACGTCCGTCGCGGTGATCTACTATCTCACCGGCTATGCAGTATTCAGAGCAGTCCAGCGAGATAGTTTCGGGCTGTTCCTGTTCGTTGAGACTGTCCCATTCGTGGAAGTATCTCGCTCCGTCAACAAACTTCGCAGCGACCTGTTCGTATGAGGATTCAAGCGTGATGCTTTTATACTCTCTGTCTCCTGAGTGTCTATACTGGACTGGGTTGACCGGTCCGTCAGCACAGGGAATGGTTGTTCCGTCGGCGAATCTGATTCTATAATTCATTTCTTCCTCCTTATCCCGCTGGGGCGATTGCAAATACGACAGCTCCTGAAGACCCTGGTCGAATAGCTACAGACGCAGTGGCTGTAGTGTTGCCGGTAGCACCCGCTGTGGTTTTGATGCCGCATGCAGCAGCAACTCCTTTGTTGAAGGCAGCGGAATCTGTTACTTCGGTAAGACCGGTTAAATTCGGGTTAGACCAGTTGCTGATAGTAGGGTTCCCCGGGTCACCGGTTGTAAAAGTGCATATGCAAACCATACAATTCGGAAGCGTTGTAGTAATCCCCGGAATAGTTATTGTTGTTGTACCTGAGATAGCACTGTTTGTTCTGACAGGGACGGGATCCGTTGTTGATACATTGCGAAATGCCAATACTACAGCCCTACACCATACGGCTTGTTCAAACGTAGATACTGTTACACTTGTGCCTGATGTGTATGTACTTCGAAGCACCTTATAGGCATTATTTGGTCCAGCTCCTACAGCTGACCAGCCGCTTGGTGCCCTATATGGCCCCATTATAAGTAGTACAAGCAAATCCCCGTTTTGAATGCCGCTGGGATAATTCACATTGACACTAGAAGCGGCGCTTGATGCAGGCGTGCCCGCCCCAACAAATATCGGGCCGGCTGCTGATTTTTTCGCACTTACTAACCCTGATAATCTGCTTATCAACATATCTATGTCTCCAAGGCCCCGTCAAGCTTCCATGAGTTTGATGCTATCTTGTGAAGCACCGCAGAGCCGCCTTTAGTGATTTTCAGTGCTGTGTTGTCAATAGCTACAACGCTCACGCCGCTCGCAAGGGCAAGCGTCACCTGTCCGGTGCCTTCACTGCTGATTACTGTCTCGTGTTCTGTGGCATATTCACCAGATGCTTGCGTTTGAATTGTTATAGTTATTGCACCGGAATTAGTGCAGCGAATACGTCTGTTATTATGATTAGTTGATAGATTAACAGAGCTTGAAACCGTAACGTCCTTTATTGCCGCTTGCACAGGGTCTAATTTTTCATCGTCATCGAGCTTTGCCAGATTAACAATATACCAAAAAACATTAGGGGATGTGTCGGCATTAAGCTCAAGTGCGACTAAAAACACCCCGCCATCAAAGTCAATTTGAGCAAACAGGAAATATTCATAAGAAACTCCGTTGTGCTGATACAGTTGAAAAACATCTACTCCAAGTTTAGCGATTATCGTGTACCCGGACTGATATGCAGCCAACACTTGCGCGTAGGTCTTATCACTTACATAGTTGTCGCCGACTCGAGTTATATTGACCACATACAGTTCCGAGCCGCCTTGCGGCCCGGTAGGTCCGGTGGGTCCCGTGATAGACAGTCCGGTAGGTCCGGTGGGTCCCGTAGGTCCCGTCGGTCCAGGGACGGTGCTTACAGCCCCAGTCGGCCCGGTGGGTCCAGTGATGCTCTCTCCTTGAGGCCCTGTCGGCCCTGTAGGCCCGGTAATGCCCATTCCCGTAGGTCCCGTAGGTCCCGTGGGTCCGGTATCTCCCTGAGGTCCGGTCGGTCCCGTCGGTCCGGGTACTGTGCTTGCCGCTCCGGTAGGTCCCGTGATGCTTAACCCCTGCGGCCCCGTCGGCCCGGCAGGTCCGGTTGGTCCCTGCGGTCCGGTCGGTCCCGTCGGTCCGGGTACTGTGCTTGCCGCTCCGGTAGGTCCCGTGATGCTTAACCCCTGCGGCCCCGTCGGCCCGGCAGGTCCGGTTGGTCCCTGCGGTCCGGTCGGGCCTGTCGGTCCGGGTACTGTGCTTGCCGCTCCGGTAGGTCCCGTGATGCTTAACCCCTGCGGCCCCGTCGGCCCGGTAGGTCCGGTATCTCCCTGAGGTCCGGTTGGTCCCTGCGGTCCAGGTACTGTGCTTGCCGCTCCGGTAGGTCCCGTGATGCTTAACCCCTGCGGCCCCGTCGGCCCGGTGGGTCCGGGTACTGTGCTTGCTGCTCCCGTTGGTCCCGTTGGTCCTGTAGGTCCGGCAGGGCCTTGTATCGTACCGTTGTTGACCCAGGAAAGATGTACCGAGTCCCAGACATAGACATAGTACGGCTGTTCTGTTCCTACGCCGTACGCAGCACCGGGCGCGGGATCAGGTACTTGCGACTGTAATTCCGTAAGAGTACTGTAATAGGCAACAATCTGAAAGTCCTTGCCTGCGGCGCCCGTCGGGCCTGTGGGTCCTGTAGGTCCGGTTGGTCCGGGGATACTAGACGCCGCTCCCGTAGGCCCCGTTGGTCCGGTGATGCTCTCTCCCTGAGGCCCTGTCGGCCCGGCAGGTCCGGTTGGTCCCTGCGGTCCGGTCGGGCCTGTCGGACCGGGCACAGTGCTTGCTGCTCCCGTTGGTCCCGTTGGTCCGGTATCTCCCTGAGGTCCGGTATCTCCCTGAGGTCCGGTTGGTCCCGTCGGTCCGGGTACTGTGCTTGCCGCTCCGGTTGGTCCGGTGATGCTCTCTCCCTGAGGCCCTGTCGGCCCGGCAGGTCCGGTTGGTCCCTGCGGTCCGGTCGGGCCTGTCGGACCGGGCACAGTGCTTGCTGCTCCCGTTGGTCCCGTCGGCCCTGTAATGCTCAACCCCTGCGGCCCCGTCGGGCCTGTCGGCCCAGGTACCGTACTTGCCGCTCCGGTAGGTCCCGTGATGCTCAACCCTTGAGGCCCCGTAGGTCCCGTCGGTCCGGGTACTGTGCTTGCTGCTCCCGTAGGTCCCGTGATGCTTAACCCCTGCGGCCCCGTCGGCCCGGTAGGTCCGGGTACTGTGGATGCCGCTCCGGTAGGTCCTGCGGGACCTCTCAGCGATAGCAGCCACTCCTCTTCAGTGCCCTCGAATCCGTTCTTCACGGCTAAGCCGTAAGCGGATAAGTAGTATTTCTTCGCCTCGGCCTTGCAGTCGCCCGGATTGTAAGTGGTGATGTACCAGCGCTTGTAGTCGTTGTACTTCTCGTTGAACATCCGCATTGTGTTCTGGTACTTGTCATACTCGCCGTTTGCGAAGTCTATCATGGCGCACAGGTACAGACTGTACAAAGCGTCATACGGGAACGGCACGAGCAGAGTAACTCCGGACCCGTCGAACGTGGCTGTGCAGGACGTTTCTTCCGTATCGAATTCTTCCACGAAAGTAAGGGCTTTCCCGTCAACACTCAGGATTTTATATGTGCCGTCATTGTATGTACTGCCATCAACGGTGAGCAGTCCGTTTACTCTCACGTTCGGCGCGGAGGAAAACGTCATACTGTTCCCGTCGAACGAGATCGTCCCTATATAAACGGATTCGTACAAATGGGTAAAATGATCGCCCAACAGCCATACTTCCGTTTGGATTTTGCCGTCAAGCTCGTTTACCCACATTGTCTTAGTTGTGTTAGAAAATGCGTTTGGTTTTATTTCGTCGACATATTCGATGAGCTCTTTAAGTGTCATTCTGTGCCTCCTTGCCGGTAGGCTTTAGTGCTGAAACCGCTTTTGTATCCGGTGTTATACAGTAAGTTTCCTTGCTATCGAAAGCTGAATATTGTGTTTTCTCCGTACATCAACGTGACGCTTTTGCCACCATAAATCACATCGTCTACATTATGACTGCCGTATTTCATGTCTTTTCCTCTTCGACAATCACATAGACGGTTGTGGGGTCAGGGGTGAGCGCGTCGTACTCTGTCTGGGTCAGCACGACAAAACCTGTAATGTTGCCGTTGTCAGTTAATTGGCTAATCTGAGCACTGTTCGCGTTCGCTTTTGCAAGTGCTATAAGTCCGAATGTATCGCTCATAAGTCACCCCACGAAGTCCCGTTAAAGTATTTGACACCGCCGCCGCCAACCAGCGCGATGCTCCACGCGGCGGGAGCTGATGTTACTCCGCCGGAGGGCAAAGTAAACCCTGCCGTGGTTGGAAGGTCGTTAAGGTCAGTAGTTTCACAGCCGAATAAACATCTTCTTTTGTCTTCAAGTTCCTCTTCTATTGAGTCTATATATCCCAAAAACTTTACGGCCATATTGTCCTCCTTAGAAAGAAAAGGGCGGGTTGCCCCGCCCCTCTTTTATGCTACGCCCTTAGAGTAGAAGGGCATCAAAAGCACTTTGCCTGCTGTCCCGCTCTTTGCGGTAACCACACCGACTTGCTGTATAATGCCAGAAGCGGGAGCGCTGAGTGTCCATCCTCCGGCATTCAGATACACGGGGTCGCCGACATTTCCCCCATTGGTGTTCTGTTCGCCGAGTTCATACATTCCTACGACATAACCCTGTTCGGTATCGTCAATATCGTCCGGAACGACAAACCACGCGAATGTGGTGGCGGCTTTCCTGACCGCGATATACCCGTTCGAATATCCGGAAGGATAAACAAGGTCTCCGGCCACAAGCTTCTCGCCAGCAATAACCGGAATTTTGGGATTCACATGCCCGCCCGATACGTTGCCGACCAAATCCCCGGAGATGCCGGTTTCGGCGGTTATCGTACCGGTGACAAGAAGGTCGTTGTTCAGCTTAGTTTCAGCCATACGACCACCTCACAGTGCCGTGCCGCCGGAAACCCCACCAACAGCAAACGCTCTCCAATCGACAAACCCGGCGGACCAGCGGGCGCGTCCTTTCCAGATGTTCGCATCCGTACCGGGATCGATTTCCGAACGGATAGTCAGAGGAATGCGGTCGAACCAGACAGCGCCCTTATAGGTTTTGTTGTACTGGGAATCCATGAGTATCCACGGCGATGTCCCGGACGTGATGTACTGGTTCAGATAAGGCCAGATGATGACCGTCCAGCGGCCAAACTGATAGTTATGGGCGTTGTTGGCGGTATCCGGGTCTTTCTCCGAGCCGATAGCGGCGAACACTTTCGCCTTCAGAGCGTAAATGTTCGGGATGATGATAGTGTCGGGAGAAACATCAAGGATGTTCCCATTGTCGTCCTTGTAGGTCTGCATTGCGGATTCAACCTTACCCAACGCTTCAACCGAGAACGCGTTGGAATAAAGGTTCGTCTGATTCTCCGCCGACACTTTAGTCGTATGGCTGGTGGAGAACAGCCGGTCGCCGTCGGCACAGGTGATGTCGAACGTCCGTCCGCTGAACGAAATAGTGTCAGCCGCGCCGACCGCCGCGCCTCCCAGCAAAGCGGCGGCGAATTTTTCTCTCGTCCTGTAATGGGCGGTAATGAACGCCTCGGGACGGCCTTTCAGATCGAGGATTTTGTTGTCCTCAATCATTTCCTGAGATATGGCGAACGAGTCCTTCCAGGTCATGTGCTCTATTGTCTTAGAGTAACCCTCCTGGAATCCGTCGGTAGGATACGCTCCATTCTCGCCAACAGGCTTCGGACCGTCCATAGCGGTCATTGAGGTGAGTTTTTCAAGGGCGTTGGCCGAGGTCTCCATGCTGAAGATCTGTTTGGCGATGCTCTGCTGCTCAAACGACTCTCCGCGCTTCTCAAGGAAAAACTTTATCGGGGCTTGAGATTTCCCGAATACCGAATCGTTAAGGTTTGAACCTTCGCTGAAAATAATATTAGCCATTCATCTCACCTCACTTTACGAACTTGCCGCGGACAGTTGACCCCGCGGTCAAGCCGCCAACGTATTCAACGCGGAACACATCATCAGTTGAGGCGTCGCCGTCAAGCAAAAGCCCGGTGGCATCAATGTCAGCCAAAGTGCCGAGCGGCAGTGTGGAGACGTTACCGTCAAGCTGAGTTTCGTACACGGTGTCTTTTTCGATTTTGATCACAGGAATAAGCGTCCCGGCTGAAACAGCCGAGGAGTGCTCTGCCATCGAGATGTACTGCGGGATTGACTTGTTGCATACGATAAGCTGCCCGTTGGCGTCAAATTCCAGCAACATTCCAACTTTCGGAGTAATCGCACCTGCGGGAAGATATTCCCACGGAGTGACTCCGTTGGCGTACTGGAAGGGAAGAAAAGACATGTTATCATCCTTTCATTTTGCGGTAATGAGCCTCTATCTCCGAATCGGTAGCGGTTGGCACAAACAACCGGTATTCCCGCTTTACAGCTTCGGGTACCGGTTCGGCATCGCTTCTTATTTGTGTGGGAGATAAATGCTCTTTTGATTTAGTTGAATTTAACACTTGCTGTCTTATTGCCGCCTCTTTTTTTGAGGCAAGCTTTTCAAGATTAGCAAGTTTGAACGCGTCTACCAGCCTGTCCCCTTTGTATGTAGGCGCAAACCCTCTCAGAATCTCTATCATACGGTCGTATGAATCCATGTTTCGAATGTCTTCGTAACTCTTAACGGACGGATCGAGTTCCTTGATTATCCCAAGTTCCCGCTCAAAGTTCTTGCGGCTTTCTTCTTCCAATATCCTCTGGCGTTCCGCTTGGATCGTCCGGGCGGTATCCTTGTAAGCCTTTACATCGGGGTGCTCGGCGACGAGTTCGTTTACTGTGTCAAGGTCGAGTCCGGTCTTTTTAAGCTTTGATTCAAGTTCCTGTTTCTTTTTCAGAGCCTTTACTTCTTCGTACTCGGACTTTGTCTTGACGGGTTCGTTGGTCAACGGGTTAACCACGCCAAGATCAGCCATCATTTCGGCGAACTCTTTGGCGTGTTTCTCTTCCAAGGCTTTTTTCTCCGCCTCCGCCTTGCGACGGGCAGCGGCATATTTGGCGTTCTCGTCCTTTGGTTCTTCAGCCTTTGGTTCTTCAGCCTTGGATTCTTCAGCCTTGGATTCTTCAGGTTCGGCGACCTCCTGCTCTTTTGCGCCTTCTTCCGGAGGGGCGGCGGCTTCCTCCACTTTTGCGCCTTCTTCCGGAGGGGCGGCGGCTTCCTCCACTTTTGCGCCTTCAACACCGAACAGCTCGGCGTAATCAATGTCCATATTTGTCTCCTTGGATTTTTACGCTTTTCCTGCGATTTTTTTACTGTCTCAGGTCTCCGCCTGATTTGGTCTTGCTCTTGCCTTTGGACTTCGGGGCGCTGCCGGAAACAATCTGTACGCCGCTATGGGAAGTCTTTATACCTTTCACATCTGTACCCCCCTTCCTTGGTTCTGAACAGCCATTATGGCATCTTGTCTGGCTTGATTGTCTATAACACTGCGGACTTCTTTTTCGGCGTTTGCCGCCGCATACTGCATAGCTTGCTGCTGTTCAAGTTTTTCCTGTAAGTATGATTTCGTCTCTGCCGCCCCGGGATAGTGAAGCATCTCCATCTTCGTCCAGAACAGTATAAGCGTCTCAATATTCGTCGGGTCGCCAAACGCTCCGGTCTGCAAATTCAGTCTGGTCTCCTGCCACATGGCTTCTCTGTTGTTCGCCAACGGAGCGGATGTGTCGCACGAGAAGATAAACCGGTCGTTCCAGTACCATTCTCCCGTTTCGTCTTGTTCCAAAAAGTCGTAACGGTTGAATTCGCCGTACTCCGTGGTGCCGGACTTGTCCTTAGATACAATCGGTCTGGGTTCGTCCGCGTATGCCAGCATGAATTTGAACATGACCTCAAATAACGCGGCATAAGCGGCACGTTTCATTACACGCTTGGATTCCAGCCGTCCGGCTGACTGAGTCGCGGCAAACTGTTTCGCTACTCCGCTTGTGGCCGTCGGGTCTCGCCTGCCCTGATATGAGTCCGTTATGCCTATAGCTTGGCGGGCTTCTTCGTAGATCTGGTTCAAATAAATCATAGGCTGCTGTATGTCGCCTTGCAGGCTTTGAACGCTTATAAGATCCCGGTCTTTCGGGTCGTCGACCCTGATCACCTTGAGGTCATCAGGATTCTGGTCTACTTCTGCCCGCGCAGGCAGGGTGATGTATGATCCGCCGCCGAGAATAAGGTCAATTATTTTGTTCTCCAGCCGGTTGGTAGTGTTCTGCTGGTCGGCTATCTTGTCTACATCAGAGTCCCCAAGTAGTTGCCCGTACACGGAGACGTTCTTTTGCAATACGACAGGGTAAACATCAGGCTTGTAGTAAGGGATCTTAACCGGTTTCTTTGTTACTTCGGGATAACCGAACTCGTCCAACCTGCCGGTGAGTTCCGGTTTCTCCGCGGGAATTACGCCGTTGCTCGTCCGTATCGGGGCGTACAGTTCCTGATACTCCTCAACTACGGATTCATATTTCCCGCCACAGTACGGACATTTCTTCCCGTCTGCTTTCCTGATCGGCTCGGGGCGTTCCCCGTCTAATGTCGGCAAGGATTCGTATGTATCGGTAGGCTCGTATGAGCCACACTTTTTGCACCGTTTCAGCCGCCTGGCCTGGTAGTCCTCTGTGTCTTCCAGCTCCGTGTCGTTTACCCATGAGTAAAGCCCTATGCCGCCCTTAGAATTGCGGTAATAGGCTATGTATTGAGTAACCAGGTCGTCGCTGGTTTCGACATCCAGCCCCTTGATCTCCGGCTCGGACTCGCTCTCTTTGCCAACATCTTTGCCGTACTTCTGCTTGATATACTCTTTCGTCTGGGGGAGCTTCAAGATGATGTAGTCCATGTCCTCTATGGATGTGAACACCCCGTCCTGCGGGACGATATTCTTCGGGTGAAGGACTTTAACGCTCAATTCTCCAACCGTCGAGTGTGTCCTCTTCGTGTTGTCCCACTCAACCAGGAACAGCCCGCCTCCCTGTATCGGCACCGTGCGCTCCATCATGTCGTTGAACTGCTCGAACGGCATCCTGTCTAATTCGTTACGAATGTAGTCCTCTATCTTTTTAGCCAGCATTTCGTCCTGCTCTCGCATAGGGGTCACTTTCGGCTGCGGTATGTTGGAATCAACTTGGGCTTCTATCAGCTCGCTGACCACGTTCCTAACATGGACGGTCTTCTTTTTGGTGTCACCGGCAACAATCTTGTGAAGCTTTTCAGTGCCAGCGTAAAGTGTCTCACGCTCGTCCATCTTAGCGGCATCATACGCGGACTGGTTTCTTTCCAGCCGCTCCTGCCATAGCTGAAGTTTACTCAACGCGCTCCCCCCACTTCTGAAGTAAGTACGCCCTCATATCCGGAGAGGCGTTACGGTAGTCCTCTTTCATGTCATCTGTCCAGTCTCGCCGCGGCCGCATGCCCGGCAGTGTCACGGTCATCCTCTGCTGAGGCCTTATGTAGTGCGCTATGGCGAGGGCCATAATGCAGTCGTCGTGCGCCCCCGCCTGTGCCTCGGCTCGCATGCGCTCGTTACGGACGAACGTCAGCATCTCGTCAAGCGTATCAGCATCGCACACCAGCGAGTAGTCGTCAGCGAGCGCGTCGACAAGGGCGCTGATGATGGTCTCCCGGTTGCCGCTCGTGGTCCGAAAGCCATATGTCTTTTTGTGCCTGCCGGTATAGCTGTCTATGGTCTCTCTCACATACTGGTTGGGGTAGCGCAGCCGCTCCAACTCCTTGATAGGGTACATGTCGAAATTGCTCTCGATCCCCAGCAGCGCCGTGTTGTAATACAGCCCCAGGCAGTACATCTGCCGGGCATACTCGCCAGAGTCGTACTGATGCCTTAGCACAGCAACCTGTCTGCCGTCGGTGTTGTCCAGTACCTGCCCTACAAATGAGTCCGAGCCGTCCCCGGCTGTGTCGCCGCCTATGACATATGGCTTGCGCTTGTCCGGCTCGATGTAAATACGCACGGGCCCGCCCGGCTCGTCGTGCCAGGCGATATTTGACAAGGTTAAGCCGTCGTCCGTGTAGGTAAACAGCCCCTGTCTGATAGGCTGGACCTTCGCTGCCAGCCGCTCAGTGACGGCCTGTGCGTCGAATATGGTCTTACCGGTCACGCCCCACTGGTTCAGGCAGTACACCATGTAGTAGTAGGGGTCGGTGTCCTTGAAGGCCTCAAGAGTGTCAGCGGCCTCTTGGGGCAGAAATTTGTTATCCTTATAGGTAGACTCATGAGTGGTTGCCCTTGGGTCTTTGCGATCCCAGAACCGCTTTTTAAGCCAGTGCTGGGCCGAGATCGGGTTGAAGGTCAAAATAATTTGCAAGTAATGAGGGAAGGTGGTTCGGAGGCGTATATCAAGCTGGTTGAAGTCCTGCTCGGTGATCTCGGAAGCCTCTTCCACCCAGATCCCCGTGATGTCGTAGATGGACTTGAGCTTTTCCACGTCGTCCAGACCTACAAAAATGATCTCGCTGCCGTTATTAATAGTCATGCGCATATCAGATACATTGATCTGCGTCGCTGTGCCTGCCGGGTAGTGATCGGAGATCTGCTGCCTGAGCTGTGCAAAGCAGCTATCCCTCAGTGTCCTGGCCACCTTACGGACTACCAGCCAGCGATGACCTGGCTCTGATGTCACTCTCTCTAGCACCTTGCGACCGGCGAATATGCTCTTCCCCGAGCCGCCGCCGCCACGCAGTACAAGATAGCGGCTGTCGTTGAAGTACAGATCAAAGAAGTGATCGTTTGTTGTCTCGCGCAACTCCTTGTATCGCTGGAACGCTTTGGCGGTGCGCTCGTCTATGTCAGGCTTGTGGGATACCGTCACGCCCATATACGGACAAACAGCGATACAACACTGTAGAACACAGCGCAAACAGGAGGAACCACAGTAACCAGGCAGATTACCGCCTCAGTAGCTTTTCCCGCTTTAGTGTGCCGGCACATTTTCGCAACCAGCGCCGCTATACATACAGCAAACATCCATGTTAGTATTATCTTTTCTACAAGCATAGACGCACCTCCGTCTGCTTTGTATTCTTATGTGTACTGTAAACATGTAAAACGCGGCAAAATAAGTATTTTGCGGCGTTATTCACACGTTTATGCATTTTAAAAAGTCTCGGCCTAGGGATTTTCGAGACCTTTATTCATTTTCTGCATATTCGACCGCTATTTCTGCATGTTTATTCGCTATTTCAGGCTCTGGAAGCTCGAGAAAATCTTGAATATTATGCAAGAAAACCTGCTGCACAAGCTCGCGGGTCTCTTTCAGCGTCAATGTAGCATTGGTATTGAAGTTGGTGTCGATCTCTTTTTTGTCGCGCCAGTCGGCAGGCTTGCGGTTTTTCAGCCAAAATATCTGCGGTGTGGTCTCAGGCGGGTTATACTTTTTGACCTCAACGATCTTGACATCCTCTCGCTCACAACGCTTTCCGTTGTCGTTGTAATAGACCTCTTTGACCTTGATTGCCTGCTGCTCAGTGTAATAAAACCCTAGAGCGGAGCGCAATAGAGCGTTTTCGACCTCGACGTCAACAACCTCTTTGGTCTTTTTTAAAGCCTCTGCTATCTCTGAATGCTTTAACTTCCAATCGTAAATAGTTGATGTCGCTATTCCCATGTTGTGCGCGATCTGCTCATCCGTTAAGCCATCACGCGCCCATGCCGATAAACGCAGAAGGTTGTCAGGCTCAAGCCATTGCTCGTATTTACCTTTTGCCATCGCCCTCCCCTCCTTCCTGTTTTGTGCCTATCTGGTATACTGACCTACCTATACTTATCTGCGCTGTAATCGCCGTGTAGTGTCTTGTCTTTGGTCGTTTTTGGCTATTATGGACAAATGCGGCTACGCATCTTTGTGCGATCTGTGCATTGACATTATGGACACTATCGGCTATGATGTAGCCATAAACAAAGCCGCCCCGGCTGATAGGGGAGAAAGGAGAACGCACCATGACACGAGCACATGAGATAGCACGCGAGATCAAAGCCGCTGACACATGGAACCCGGAGATGCTCCGTGAGCTTTGCGAGATAGCAGACATGCTGCCCGAGTGGGAAGCCGCAGACGGCGAGAGTTTTGAAAGCGTCGCCTATGCAGCCGCCGAAAAGCTCGGCGTAGAGCTTATATAGCACAGGGTATCACAACACATGACTAACCTGCAACGCATCCGTAACGAGCGCGGCCTGTCCTTATCGCAACTGTCCAAGCTCTGCGGCATGGGCATACGCCACATACACCGATTTGAGCGCGGGGAATCGCCGGTCGAAAATATGACCGCCAGGAACCTCAAACGATTGGCCGACGCGCTCTGCGTGACAATGGAAGAACTGTTAGACCCGTCCGATTAAGGGCGGGTCTTTTTTGTGGGGCAGGGCGGCATACACGGCATGGCCGTGATTTTGCTGGGCCGCCCTTTTACCCCAGCCGGTCTGCTGTCCGTCACCGGCTGGACGGTTAAACAGGCGTGTTGATTATCTGCATCAACCCGCGCTCTTTGTCGTATAAAAATGTCTGCGCCTTGCGTACCGCGCCCAAGTAGCCGCTCTCTGTGTGCCACGTATCGGCGGCGGTCGGGGAGGATATACGCCTGACGATTACGCCGTTTATCTCTTGTATCATCTGCTCGCTGTGCAGGTGAGCTGTGTGCATCTCGTGGTATAGGGCTTGCCCCCATAGTTTACGCGCCTCCAGCGGCATAAGCGATGCCAGCCGGGAGGCTTTTTCTTTCGTCCCCGCGCTGTTTTCCTTGTCGCCGTGACAGTAGCCTATCAAGGTGTTGCCGTACAGTTGATACTTGCGAGGGTATGCGTCTGTATTTATCTCGACATTCGGATCCCGCCGAAACCATGCCTCTAAGTATTTCAGTGCGTGATAGGCAGTCAGCTCGCAATGATTCGGCGGCGTGTAAAACGTCTTTACCGGCGCAATCTCGGAGAGCATCTCTATGCCCCTTACAAGCATTTCGCACCCGACGTTAAACATCTTAGCGGCCCTTATGTCCGTGTCCTGCACCGTTCCGGCTGTCGTGGTTTTCTGGTCGTTGTCTGAGTTAAAGTAATCGTCCGTCCACACAAACGTTATGTACTCGACGGGCTTCTGTTTTAATTCGGCAACGATTTCCCCGACTATACGGTAAAACACATCCCGCGCTATTTTGTAATCATAATTCTCCGGCGTGTCACCATGCCAGCACAGCTTTCCAAGGTGTAAATCGGCTATATTGACCTCGGCCATCATGCTGCCCTCGCGGGTTATAACTGCCGGCGGTTTGAAGTTCTTGCGGTCGAGCTGCGCAAAGTGTTTGTCTATCTCAGCGAGGTCAAGCTTATTATTGCTCGGCCTGGCCGTTAGCTTTGACTGATAGCTGATTTGCTTTTTGCCGCCCTTTATCTGGGTGTTCCAAAAGTTGTTCTTATAGCTGACAACTTCCCACGCAGACGGTTTCAGCCCGTGCGCTTCGAGAATATACTCGGGAGTCATTTCGTCGCCGTCGCGCACAAGGATAAACTTCTCACTGATTATAGAGCCGTCGGCTTTATACTCGATGCTTGAGCGGTGAAAGTCGTCCTTTTTGGCTTCTTTGTATCTCGGCAATGACCGGATATAGTCCCTTACCTTTTCACGCACTTGCCGCCACTTGAGATCAGGGAACTCGCTTTTCAATTCGTCGGCTATCTCAGCCCAAGACAACCCATCGTCAAATTTGAGCTTTTCCGCGTCCTCTTTCCAGCCCGTACCCTCTCACCGTCCTTTATAACCGCGCCCCATCCCCTGCGCATTTAGGTTATACAATCCTCCCAAACTTAAACACGCCCCCAATTAGGAGGCGTGTCCACTTCTATGCTAGTGCTTTGCGTGCTACCTGTATCATCCGCCAAACTGCTTGTTTGCTGCACTTCATCCAACGGGCAATCTCGGGCTGTGTATACCCCGCCGCCGTCAACATCACAGCGGCTTGCTGTTTTGGCTTGAGTAGCTTGATGCGTTCCATCACGTCGCTATACTCTGCGATTTCCTGCGCCGTAGATGGTACTGCAAGCATATCGCCGTATGTCGCTTGCGTGCCCTCTATCGGCGCGTCAAGGCTTACTAGTGTGGCTGTGCGCTTTTTACACGCCGCAAGCTCGAAAACCCGCAATATCTCGTTGCGCATTGCCCTATAAGCAAGCGTTGTAAACTTGCCTTTACTGGGGTCATACGCCATTGCCGCCCTGCATAGTCCTATCGCTGCGGGTCCGTAAAACTCGTCTATGTCCCAGCCGTTTCTGTGCAAAAAGTCATAGATCAGGTTATGATTGTCGGCCGCTAATTTCTGTTGTTCAGCTGTAAGCATAATTCACCATCACCATAATACCACACGGTATAGCCCTATTTGTGCAGTTTTTGTGCATCATATGTTCACCAGACCCATTTCCAGCGCCACGCGGCACAGTATGTTGTTGATGTGATCGTATGCTGCCCTGCGGCTCAGCCCCACCTTCATACCCGCGCCCTCAACGGTATGAGACTTTTTCCAGTACACCATGTCAATGATATTCAGGTCAATTTCATCCAGCTTGTCCAGCGCCCTCTCTACCGCCGCAATGTTCCACTCCATCGTTCTCAGATAAGGGCTGCTTGCAATCTTCAGCGCCGCTTGCTCTGTCGGTCTGCCCAGCTCCCCTGCGTTAATTCCTCCTGTTGGCGAGTACGGCGCTGTCCCTGACGGGATAAACTGCTTTTTGTAGTCCTCCATCTGCCGCTTGTCCTCGTGGTAGTGCTCCAAAGTCCATATCGCCATGTTCCTCGGGCGCGGCCGCAATGTAAACCTATACCGCATTTTTGCCCCCTTCCTGTCTGAGCTTGTTGTATATGTCCCTCCCCGTGAGGCTTGTCCCCTGCAAGTAAGTATCGCAGTCATGCAGGAAAAAGTGTGTCAGCTCCGTAAAATTACAGTCGCGGTTGTCCAGGTCGTCAATCACTCGCCCACAGACCGGGCAGCGCGTAACAGGGATTTCCTCGTCGCCGATGTGACAAACAATTTCGGACACATCCTCGCGGCTGCACACAGGGCAGCCTTTTCTTTTCCGCTTCCCTTGGCGGATTAAATACCGCCAGTCGTCAATGGCTTGCTCTACGATCGCGGCGCACAGGGCGTTAATCTCAGGAGGCGTTGCCTCTTTCCACTCAATGTTGTAAATCCTGTTTAATTCAATGCTCATACTTCATCACCCCAACAATCCCAGCCGTCAACGTGCTGTCGGGCAAATAGTTCAATTCGCGGAACGTCGCCGCAAAACTCGACAATTCGACTTCGCGCCTCGTCTGGTTTTTTGCTATGTTCCTCTCGTGGCGATACAATGACGCTTGATACCGAATTGCTTGCCTTGGGTGGCTTGCCTTTAGTACCTATCAGGCAACATTCGCAGTTGCTTTTGGTATACCATCCGATACCAAAAAACGGTCTGTCGTCTTTCTTGTTGGTTTTTATCCAAGAAAATCCAAGCGTCTTGTACTTAAACCCCCACGCTTTTATGGTATTCAATCCTTCTTGTAAGTTCGGGAATGTTGTCCACAAGAACAAAATCGAGTTGCCTTCCGCTATGTTTGCAACCGGCAATGATTGTATTTCTGCGACGCTCATTGTGTCGTAGTGGTAGTCTTTTAACGAGTAGAATTTGCCTCCGTCTTTTTTTGAATAAACTCTATCTCCATAGCTCCACGGCGGGTCAGCATAAATTATTTGATACTTTTTGTCTGTGTTGTAAATGTCTACTTTCACTCGCCCACCACCTTTTCGGCAAGGGCTTTCCGTATGCGCTCGTTTGCTATGTCGCAGTAGTGCTTGTCAATCTCAAAACCTATGAAGTTGCGGTTCGTATTGATACAGGCGATTGCCGTGGTGCCGGAACCGATACAGTTGTCTAGGACAATTTCTCCTTCATTCGTGTATGTTTTGATTAGATATTCAAAGAGTTCTACGGGTTTCTGTGTAGGATGTAATTTATTTATTCTAGGATTGGCTAATTCAATAATATTTATAGGATAATATAGGTCACTATAGTTTTCATATCCGTCTTTCAATCCGCTTCCTACCACCCGACTTTTTGCTTTTGCACCACCTCTTTTTCTCATTTTGCCTTTTCTCATAACAGGATAATAATTTACTTTGGCATTAGCAAAAACAACTATATCTTCTTCAATTTGCAAGGGCATATATTTTGCATTTTGAAAACTACCACTTTGTTTTTTGTTCCATACCCACTTATGTTTATACCATTTGATATTGCTAGTAACCAATAAACTAGTAAATGGCTCTCTTGCAGTTAAAACTACAGCACCGCCCTTTTTTATAATCCTCTCATAGTGCTCCCATAACGGCTTAAATGGTATAATCGTATCCCACTTACACGCCGTAGTTCCATACGGCAAATCACACAGAATCATGTCAATAGACTTGTCTGCTATCCGTTTCATCCCCTCCAAGCAATCCTCGTTATAAATCCTGTTTAATTCAATCATTCGCCACCACCTTTTCAGCAAGGGCTTTCCGTATGCGCTCGTTTGCTATGTCGCAGTAGTGCTTGTCAATCTCAAAGCCTATGAAGTTGCGGTTTGTGTTGATACAGGCGATAGCGGTTGTGCCGCTTC